CGATAGAGGCAACCAAAAGAGCTATTGTTACGACAGTTCGCTTGGTGCCTTCATCCATTCCGTTGAGTTTATCTACAAAGCCTTGTAACTTTGATACGATGGAGCGGATGGCAGGCATCAGGATATCACCAAAGGAAATGGCAAGCTCCTGAAGCTGTGACTTTAAGATGGTGATCTGACCGGTAAGATTATCCTGCATAGTCATAGCCATTTTTTCAGCTGATCCGTCACAGTTTTCAATAGCAGAGGATAGCTTCTCGATATCGCCTTCGCCAGCATTCATCAGAGCGAGAAAGCCGGACATGGCATTCTTACCAACAAGTGATTCTGCGGCTTGGGCTTTCTCGGATTCTGTTAAGCTGCCGAAAGCAGAACGACAGTCTGCCAAAATATCGGAAAGATCACGCATGGAGCCATCCGCATTGGTGGTAGCAATAGTGACATCTCCGATAGCCTTACCACTGATTTTTACATCACCGGCAAGGTTGTTCATAATAGTTCGAAGGGCGGTACCAGCCTGAGATGACTTGATACCGGCATTGGCCATAAGACCAATCGCTTCCGCAGTATCTTCAGCGGAAAAACCAAGCGCACCGGCAATAGGAGCACAGTATTTGAAGGTTTCACCCATCATAGATACATTCGTATTGGCATTGGAAGATGCTGCTGCAAGGATATCTGCGAAATGACCGGAGTCTTTAGCAGAAAGTCCGAAAGCGGTAAGAGCATCGGTCACGATATCAGAAGTGGTTGCTAGGTCCTCACCAGATGCAGCAGCCAAGTTCATAATACCTTCGATACCAGATAACATATCTTCTGTTTTCCAGCCAGCCATCGCCATGTAGTTCATAGCTTCAGCGGCTTCAGTTGCAGAAAATTTAGTCTTAGCGCCCATCTCACGGGCTTTATTTCTGAGAGCATCGAAGTCCTTACCCGTAGCACCAGAAACAGCAGCCACCTGACTCATTGCAGAGTCAAAGTCAGCTGCTGTTTTTACTGCGGCGACACCAACACCACCTATTACAGTGGTTACGCCCATCATCTTTTTACCGGCGCCAGCAATAGAATTGCCAACGGCCTCCATCTTTTGACCAGCCACATCTATTTTAGAAAGTGCAGTGTTTGTAGTGGCAGCTTCCTGTTGCAGGTGTCGTAATTCTTCCTCAGTCTCTACGATCTCACGCTGGAGAGCGTCGTATTTGTCCTGACCGAGTTCACCACTTTCCAGCTGTTGTTTGGCCTGCTCCTGTGCTACCTTGAGCGAATCAAGCTTTTCCTTTGTGGCTGCGATGGCATCTTTTAAGAGTCTTTGCTTTTGAGAGAGTAGTTCTGTATTGGAAGGGTCTAGCTTAAGAAGGCGGTTGACGTCCTTCAAGGCAGACTGTGTAGAGCGGATTGAAGTATTGACCGACTTTAAGGCTTTATCTAGGCCGGTCGTATCACCGCCAATTTCAACAGTGATACCTTTGATTCGGTTTGCCAAGTGTACGTCACCTCCTTAGAATTTATCGAAGTCCTCTTGCGTTGCGATTTGCTGGTATTTCACATCGTCATTTGTCTTTTCCGTCCAGATGTCCATCACCATTCCAATGGTCAGAAGATCAAGATCTCGAATAGAGATGCCGATTTCTATGCAACGCAGGAGAAACAATGGTGTGGTCATTTCCCGGCTACTGCGATGAAGTTTTTTTTAGATTCGATTTCTGTTTGGAGGTTCATGCCCCAAAGTTCGAGAATTTCAGGAAGTACCTCATAGATGGAGAACATCTCGAATTCATCCAGCCATTCCTCAATGGTTGCCGGAATACTATGGTCTGCATGGTAGGCCATGATATAGGCCACATTCTCAAAAATCTCCAAGTCCTCGATTTCAAAGGATGAACCATCATCAGAGTTACCCTTATAGGATGATTCAAGGCGTGAGAGGTCTTTGAAGATATCACGCTTGAATTTTGCACGGTAGAGTCTGGGAATAGTAGCGGAGGAACGGAATTTGACCTGCTTATCACCGATTGCAATTGTTTTTTCTAACATGCCTTACGTCCTCCTTATCCTTCTGTCTTAGGTACCGGCACATAAACCTGCTGGTACCAGTTCTTATAAATTTCTGCGTCAGTCTCATCACCGGTACGGCTCTTTACAAGACCATCTTCTCTAGGGTCAGCAGTGAGCGTGAGCTTTTCTTTACCTGGCTCGATGGTGTCTTCTTTGGTTTCAGACTCGATGGACGGACGAGAGGAAGTGCAGTTGTATAGCACATGACGAATGCTTCTGACATCACCATCAAACTCGAAGAGCAAAGCGAACTTTTCAAGCTCAGTGATGCTTGCGTTTTCAATGAGCACGCCATTTGTGTCCAGTTCTTCCTTTAGGATTTCTGTACGGAACCATTCCGGAATGAGTGCAATTTCCAAATCACCGCTGTAACCGTTGTTTGCAGTGGAGCGGAAATATACAATACCGTCGGCATAGAACGGAGAACTGTCACCCTCCGCATCTAAGCTGATGCTGACTGCGCCGGGGATAGCTTTCGGTTTGGCGTAGGTAAAGGTGCCATCCTCGCCACGAGTCAGCTTGGCGGCGTGAACATTTTTCAGGTTATATTTGACTTTATTACCCATGTTGATTAGACCTCCATTTCAAATGTGTAGAGGACTTCATAGAGCTTCTCGCTCTCAATCCAGACCTCTGTTTTGTTATAAAAAATGCCGTGCTCGTCAAGCACAGCTTCTAGTGTTGCTTCCAATGCCGGGTCCTTGCTATCACAGTAGAGTTCAATATGGACCTCATTGATTTTGTAATAGACGCGGCCATCTGCGGAGAAGTTGTTGCTTCCCGGAAGTAGGTAGCAGATAAATGGTGGATTTGGTGATTCTCCCTCAGCAAAGTGGTCATAGGCAAAGGGAATGGCCATCTCCAATAGAATCTTCAGTAATCTATCCATTTTTCAGACACCTCTCAATCTCAGATTCCAGTTCTTTGATACCAACTTCTTCTGCAGGCGCGATGTGGGAACGACCGGCCACACGGCCACCGCCACGTTTGGCATGACCAAATTCAAGAAGGTGCGCTAACTGATAGCGATTTCTGGAATACACAGTGACCTCTAGCGATTTGGAAGTTTCCTTGGTGTTCTTCATAGACCAACTCTTGCTGTAGGCTCCGGTATCTTTGGGAGCAGTACTTTGAATTTGTTTTTTTACTGTATTACCAGCTTTTTTGACAGCGGCTTTCATATCTACTGTTGCGAGGTCCGCATATTCGGCCAATTCCTTCATTACGGCATCGGCAAGACTGTCAATTTTTACTTTCTGGGCCATGTCATCGCCTCACTTTCTGGCAGGAGAGCTTGATACATTTTCGTTTAAAATTCATATGGTCTACTGCCAAAATATCATATAGTTCATTTCCAAACTGTATCCGATATCCAGTAGAGGTGAGAGCTGCAGCTTTCTTGCAATAGCGGATAGTGAAATCAATCTTAGAATCATCGACCACAAGACCGGCATCGGTGGATTCCTTTCCGGCTTCCGCACTAACAGTGGCATAGCAGGTGTAGTAGTCTTTCCAAGCGTTCTTTCGATTTCCGATGGCATCTGAGATGACCTCATTCTTCTGGATGAAGATATGGACATTGAGTAGCTCGATATTCATCAGAAGGCCTCCTTTCTGGAACCGAAGAGAAGAGAGCGCAAAGTCAGTGTCAGAGCATGGTGGTCTGCTTCCTCACGGTGCTCGTAGAGATAGGCCACAGCATAATAGACTGCTGGCTTTGCGTTTTCGCTTTCTTCAAAGGCATCTTCATCTTGCCTTGTGATATCCATGCAGAGGCGTGTAGCCGATGTGATGAGCGTTTCAATGAGGGAATCGTCATCGTCAAAGTCCACTCGGAGATACTGTTTCATTTCTTCTAAAGTGACAATCATCGTTATCGCCTCCTATCATAAAATGAGGCAGCGCCACCCGGAGATGACGCCACCTTTATCCTTAGCCCTTAGAAGAACCAGTAACCTTCAGAATCTGAACAGCCTCCGAAAGGATGAGCTTACCATCGACACGCTCCTTGGCCACGAAGCCAATCATACCGTTACCTGCGAAGAGCTCAGTGAGCTGCTTGAAGGAACGGGTACCACGGTCACCGATGTTGTAGTAGTTGTAATCACCGAAGGCCATCATGTTTGCAGGGCAGAACGGAGACGTATAGATGTCATAGCCCATGAGCTTGTCCGGCTCACCGGCAACGCAGGAAGGCTGCCACATGAAAGCACCGTTGTTGTCCTTGAAAGAACGGATGGCTGCAACAGCTGCATCATTCATGATGAAGGCTGCGTTCTTTCTGTAAGGGCGCTTCAGTGCGTAAATGAGGTCAATGACATCCTCCGGCTTCGGAGTAGCTACGGTCTTAGCAAGGGTACCGCCACCAGTCTCAGCGAAAAGGCCAAGGGGCTGACCATTACCAGTACCGTTGAGGAAGGCATCCTCCTCGGCATTGGCCAGAGCCTTACCGAACTGGTCGATGATGTAATTCTCAAGACCGAAGGCGTTATCATACAAGAGCTCCTCGGTTACCTTGATAGCGACATGGAGCTTGTGGGCATCCAGCAAAATCTGGTCGAAGGTCGCATCCGTAAACTGAAGTGCGCCGCCTTCCTCAATCCATGCTGCAGCAGGCTTGGTCGCTGCAATATTGATTTTGTGCTCGCCGGAAGTGGTAATCTTATGGCCCAGCTTACGCATGATGTTCTCTTCATTCAGAACATCGATAAGACGATGGTCGTATTCCTCCGGAACAAGGTAGCCGCCATCGGCATCGACACCTTCCTGCAGGATGTTGGATACCTGACGGAAGTTGGTACGAAGTGCCTGAAGCATACCAGTCTTATATTCATCAGAAGCACGACCGGTCTTTGCAGGCTTCTCAGCTGCAGTAACAGGCTTAGAAGTGAGAGGCTTGTTTACCGGCTTATTGAGTTCTGCCTCCAATGCTTCCTGTCTTTCCAGACGAGCGATTTCTTTGCCAAGGTCAGCGATTTCCTGTTCCATTCTGGAGTAGGTTGCATCATCCTCGGCAGTAAGAGTACCTTTCTCGGTACGGTGAGAATCAAGGAATGCCTTTGCAGCATTCCATGCAGTGTTGCGCTTTTCACGCAGTTCTAAAATAGTCATAATCGAATACCTCCATTAAATGTGTTGTTTGATTAGGTCAAGACGCTCCATGAGTGTATCTACGGAGCGTTCCGGTGTTTCCGGTTTCTTGATGCGGCATTTGGCAGCCAGCTTATCCATAAGGGAGTTGGTCACAGCTGCACGGGAGAAGAGCATCGGACCAGTAGCGTTATTTTCTACCGGTGTTTCCGCTGGTCTTGTCAGGATTTCATCGGCAAAGCCCATATCGATGGCCGTATGTGCATCCATCCAAGTTTCTGCATCCATGAGATGGGAGAGCTTGGCACGACTCATACCAGTCTTGATTTCGTAGGCATTGATGATGGATTCCTTGACTTCATCTAGCATGGCGATAGCCTTCTGCATCTCAGTGGTGTCACCCATAGCTGCAGTCATCGGGTTATGAATCATGAGCATGGATACCGGAGATACCAGCACCTTTGTACCTGCCATAGCGATGACGGATGCAGCAGAGGCTGCGATGCCATCAATCTTTACGGTGACATTGCCGGGATACTCCATCATCATGTTGTAAATCTGGGCTGCGGCCACACAGTCGCCTCCCGGAGAGTTAATCCAAATGGTGATGTCTCCGCTTTCGGCAAACGGCTCATCTCGAAAGAGCTTAGGGGTGACATCATCGTCAAACCAGCTTTCCTCTGCGATGGTGCCGTTTAGAAACAGCGTCCTCTCCAGTGTCTGCTCCTGTGTTTCCTGATTGGTCACCGTCTGCTTCTTCCACTTCCAGAACTTCTTCATCGTTCTCGTCCTCCTTTCCGGCAGCAGTGGTCGCTGCGAATATTCCTGCATCCTCCAGCTTGGTCATGTTTCCGTTGATGAGATATAAGTCACCACCAAGTTCCGGTGGGATGAGGTCTAGGTTTTCAAGTTCACGGATATCATTTGCGGACATCCAGCCGTTCTGTCTTGCCGTAGCGTAACCGTTCATACGGCTTTGATAATCGCCACGTAAGAGGCCGTCGACATTGAACTTTACAAAATAAGCAGCCTTCTCCGATTCAGATAGAAGGGCACGATTGATGGACTGTTCCCAACGGACAATCCAAGGTTCCAAGGTGTACTTCACAAATTCGAGAGATTGCTGCTCAATATTAGAAAAGCTTGATTTCTCTAGGTCACCGACCATGTGGGGCGGTACTCTAAAGATTCGAGCTATTTCATCAATCTGAAATTTTCTGGTCTCCAAAAACTGTGCTTCATTCGGGGAGATGGAGATAGGCGTATATTTCATGCCTTCTTCCAAAACTGCTACCTTATGAGAATTGTTCCCAGAGAAGCCTTTGGTCCAGCTTTCTCTGACAGCTTCCGGATTTTTTACTGTTCCGGGATACTCTAGAATGCCTCCCGGTGTGGCTCCGTTTGCAAAGAACTTAGCACCATATTCCTCCGTAGCAATGGCAAGACCGATAGCGTTCTTCGCCATAGCGATGGGAGAGTAACCGACCAGACCATCAAAGCCGAGGCCCGGAACATGGAGCACATCCGACGGTTTCAGGATGACCGTTCCATTTTTCATGGTAGGTGCATCGGAGTCCTGCATCTGATATTGGTAGTAGAGGTGACCTTTATCGTCACGGTCTACGCTCATTCGATTGGCCATCAGCGGATAGAGAGCGACGACTTCACCCTTGCCATTTCGGATAATCTGCGCATAGGCATTTCCATAAAGGAGCAGGTGTGTCATCAAGGTCTCACGGAAGACAAAGGAGGTCATTTCCGGATTTGGCTCATCGTGAATCAGTCGATACAGCGGATGCTTGATAGCTTTTTCTTTGCCACCGGTGCCGGTGTATTGATACACATGGACTGGCAGGCCAGCGATGGACTCGGAGAGAATCCTGACGCAGGCATAGACTGCAGTCATCTGCATAGCACTTCGTTCATTGACGGATTTGCCAGAGTTGCTGCCACCAAAGAGAAAACGGTAGGCGCTACCATTGGTGCTGTTGGTGGGCTTGTCTCTGGAATGAAACAGTCCTGATAAGAATCCCATAGGTCATCACTTCCTTTCAGATAAACAAAATACCTCTGTCATCGTAGACAGAAGCACCGGTATTATTTCCACAGCGGATAGCACGGTCAAGTCCCATGATAGTAGCGACAGCACCGTCGATTTTCTCTGTGGATTTTTCTTTGTCAGCTTTTACATTGCCAGCTGGGTCAGTACGGATATAGATGTTATCCATCATCCAGCGGAGTACCGGATGCCCACCGTGAGCCAGTTTCTGCTCCAGCGTTAGTTTCATGAGTTCCTTGGTCGGTGGGGACATATCCTTAAATCCCTGACCGAAAGGAACAACGGTGAAGCCCATACCCTCAAGGTTCTGTACCATCTGGACAGCTCCCCAGCGGTCAAAGGCAATTTCTCGAATATTGAAGCGTTCTCCAAGTCGCTCGATGAATTTCTCAATGTAACCGTAATGGACGACATTTCCTTCGGTGGTCTCCAGAAAGCCTTGTCGTTCCCAGACGTCGTAAGGGACATGGTCTCGTCGGACTCGAAGCTCCAGCGTATCTTCCGGTATCCAAAAGTACGGCAGAATACAGAACTTATCATCCTCATCCAACGGAGGAAATACCAGCACGAAGGCTGTAATATCCGTTGTGGAAGAAAGGTCCAGACCACCATAGCAGACACGGCCCTCCAAGGATTCTTCATCGACCTTGAAGGAGCAGGCATCCCATTTCTCCATTGGCATCCAGCGGACAGCCTGCTTGACCCATTGATTGAGCCTAAGCTGCCTAAAGGAGTTCTCCTCACCGGGATTCTGCTTGGCAGATTCACAGGCAGCTTCGACTTTATCGATACCGACTGTAATACCGAGAGAAGGGTTTGCTTTCTTCCAGACATCTGGGTCCGTCCAGTCATCGGTTTCATCGGCACCGTAGATGACAGGATAGAAGGTCGGGTCAATCTTTCTGCCTTCTAGGATATCCTTAGCTTTCTGGTGAGTTTCATAGCAGATGCTGTTGGTGTCTGTTCCGGCAGTCGTAATAAGGAAGTAGAGTGGCTGCGTTCTGGCATCACCAGAGCCCTTGGTCATAACATCAAAGAGTTTTCGATTCGGCTGAGTGTGCAGCTCATCAAAAACAACTCCGTGAATGTTGAAGCCGTGTTTGGAGTAGGCTTCTGCGGATAGTACCTGATAGAAGCTGTTGGTCGGTTGGTAGACGATACGCTTCTGGGAAGCGAGGATTTTGACTCGTCTATTCAGTGCAGGACACATACGCACCATATCAGCAGCTACGTCAAAAACGATAGTTGCCTGCTGGCGGTCAGCTGCACATCCATAAACCTCAGCTCGTTCTTCACCATCACCACAGGTAAGGAGCAGGGCGACGGCAGCAGCAAGCTCGGACTTTCCCATTTTCTTGGGAATTTCTACATAGGCAGTATTGAACTGGCGATAGCCATTTGGCTTTAAGGTTCCGAAGATATCTCTGATAATCTGTTCCTGCCAGTCTATGAGCTCAAAGGGTTTACCGGCCCATGTGCCTTTGGTATGGCAGAGGCACTCAATAAAATTGACTGCGTAATCCGCCATCTGTTTACTATAGGTGGAGTCCGCAGCCATGAAGCGTGTCGGTGTGTAGTTTTCAAGTTTACGCAAATGTATGCGCCTCCTTTCGTAGAAATAAAAATAGCCGCCCGGTGGCGACGTCTATAACGAGAAACAGCCCCATCCGGGACCGTCCTGCCTGATATTCTTTTCAGGTGGTTAGTTGTGTTCGTTTAGAAGAATGCAAAGCGCCATTTCTGCTTCTTTGCAGGTTGGTTTGATGTCCCAGCCTCTGTCGTAGTTGGCAATCCACTCGCCGTCCATCTTCAGGCTGAGCTTGGAAATCTTACCGCCGTTGATGCCGTAGTCTTCACTTGGCTCATCAAAGTGCTTGACCCAGTATTTAACCTTCTTGTATTCTCCGTCCTTTGTTGGGATTCCGATGATTCCTTCTTTCCACATGGTTTATGCCTCCTTTATCGTCATCTTGATTGCAGGGATGAGGGCGTGTTTGCCGGTCTTCCAATCGGTGTAGCGTGCCTTTACCGTGGTAAGGCCTGCCATGCTGATTCCTTGTTTTTCGAAGGCTGCGAGGGTTTCGATGAGGCTTGAGAAGGTGGAGCTGATGGTGAATTCGGTGATGTCGTTGGCTCTCAAGGTCTGGGCGATTTCTTCGATGTCGTAATCCCAAATGACCTCGTTGAAGTCGATGAGCTCGTTTCCGGTTTCCTTGCTAGTTCTGTAAGCCCAGAATAAGGTTCCGTTGATTCCAAGTTCCTTCAGGCTTCTTGCGTTCTGCTCGATGGCTTCTTCAAATGTTCTGATTTCTTTCATGGTAGGTTCCTCCTAAAAATGTGTTTTCCCTTTTGGTAGTACTATATATCACTCTAAAGGCACATAATAGCAAGTCAATTCGAGCCATATAGTACACAAATATCTGTAGGAAAATCTGTGTATTTTAGTCGTCGATTGGGACCTTTTTGCAGCGGTCAACGCCGTAAATGACGTTGAGTCCTGAGCCATTGTCCCAAGCTACCATGATGCTTCCGGTATCGTCGACACCAATGACGGTGCCACGTGTGCCCACCGGAGGGGCCTGTGCGTCGTCCATCTGGACCAGCTCCACACGGGTGCCTGCTGGATAAAGGCGGCGCTGTCTGGCCACCTGTTCCTTACTTGGAAATCGCATGGCCTTCACCTCCTTTGAATGCGCTGTTGCCCGGAAGGTATCTCATTAGGATTTTGCGGTCTGTTTTGTACTCGTCACCAATGAAGCCGAGGCGGAGAAGGAAGCAGCGGAAAGCGTAGCGCTCATTGTCCACCGGCTTTTCAGTAGCGCTTATTCGTTTCTGCTCCTTGCTCATTTTGCAAAGGGCTGCAATCAGTGCACTGTAGGCGTGGACTTCATCCGGTTCAGGAAGTTCTTTGAACCAAGGGAATGAAATGCTGTCCTCATTCAATTCAAATCGCAGGTCCTCGATGTGAAGAGCATGCTTGATGAGGGAGTCTTTGGCATCCAGAAGGTTGGTGAGGTTTCCAACTTTGACCTTATCTAGCGGAATGGTAATGGTAAGGCCGGTTTCTTCCGTAGGTGCCGCTTCCTGTACCTCAGCCGGGTGGAAGTCTGTCTCTTCTGGACGATAGCCGCCTGCATCCAAGAGGGTGAGAAGCTCGTCGAATTCTTCCTTGGTCATTGTGTCCGGGCTTTCGATGTTTCCTTCTCGTGTCAGAAGAAGGTCGCCAATCTGGTAGCCAGAGGAAGGGGCTCTCAGGTATTTCGGTTTGGTGTTCTTGTACTCGCCAAGCAGGGCTGCCAGCGGCTTTCTTTCGGTTACGTTTAAGATGATATTCATGTGGGTATCCTCCTTTGTTTTGGTAGTACATATATCACTCTGAAGGCACATAATAGCAAGCGATATCGGAGAAAAATATCGACAAATATGTGCCTTCTGGATTGTGTACATTACCGACTTACAAAAGAGTGGCACCTTCAGCTTCCAGAGCAATTTCTTCGTAGGAATAGGTTAAGCCATCACGGATGACGGAGACTTTCTCAGAGGAACCAACTTGTTCGATGTATCGTTTGACGATAACATCGCAGAACTTTTCATCCAGTTCAATGGTGTAGCAGATACGACCTGTTTGTTCACATGCGATGAGTGTGCTGCCGGAACCACCAAACGGATCGAGGACCAGAGAGTTGGTCATGCTGGAATTCATAATCGGATAGGCCAGAAGAGGAATAGGCTTCATTGTAGGATGATCACCGTTCTTTTTAGGCTTATCAAATTCCCAGATGGTCGTTTCTTTTCGTCCGCTATACCATTGATGTTTACCAGATTTCTTCCAACCAAAGAGGCAAGGCTCATGCATCCACTGGTATGGGCTGCGTCCAAGGACAAGAGACTGCTTTTTCCATATACAGCAGCCAGAGAGATAAAAACCGGCATCAGCAAAGGCTCTACGGAAATTGAGTCCTTCGGTGTCTGCGTGGAAAACATAGATAGAAGCATCATCTGCCATCGATTCGTACATGCGAGTGTAGGCATCAAGCAGGAACTGATAGAAGGCACTGTTTTCCATATTGTCGTTCTTAATCTTACCAGCGCTACCTTCATAATTGACATTGTACGGAGGATCGGTCACGACCAAATTTGCCTGCTTGCCGTTCATCAGAAGCTCATAGGTCTCAGGCTTTGTGGAATCACCACAGACAAGACGATGATCACCAAGAAGCCACAGATCACCAGCTTTTGAGAAGGTCGGCTTTGCAAGCTCAGCATCCACATCGAAATTGTCATCCTGCACACATTTTTTCGTGTCTTCACGAAACAGATCTTCAAGTTCTTCCGCTTCAAATCCGGTGAGGGAGACGTCAAAGTCAGCGCCTTGCAGGTCAGAGATAAGAAGAGCCAACTTGTCATTATCCCATTCACCACTGATTTTGTTGAGAGCAACATTCAGTGCTTTTTCTTTATCCGCATCCATTTCAACAATGACGCATTCCACTTCCGTGATGCCCGTGTCGATGAGGACCTTTAGTCTCTGGTGGCCGCCAACGACACGAGAGGTGGTGGAATTCCAGATGACAGGTTCGACATAGCCGAACTGCTCAATGGAGCGTTTCAATTTTTCATATTCTTTATCGCCGGGCTTTAAATCTTTTCGAGGATTGTAATCAGCAGGAAGAAGCTCTGTGACATTTTTCTTTTCAATTAGCATGATGCAGCCCTCCTGTGCAATAACTTTTTTAATCCCTTGAAAGCGGCATCTATGTCACCAGCTTTAGCCTGTCCTTTGAGTGTGCTAAACTGCTGGAATGTTAAATGCCTGCGATATTTCTTTAGCAAGCTCATAAATTCTGATAAATCCATATCAATTTCCTTTCCGTGCCAGTAGAAGACGTTCCATCACATCATCCTGTGGTGTGGCTCCGTTGTATTCAGTGGCACAATTTTCTTTTACGATTTGGTAGATTTCCATCCAGAGACGATTGGTCTGGCTCATGAAGTTCTGACTCATAGCCACATAGGGAGATTGAATAGCATTGCCTGTGGTCGGATGCTTTGCAAGAAAGCCAAACTTAGTGATCGCTTCCTCACATTGAATCCAACGAGCGACACTCATGGCATAGCGCTCCAAAAGCTCAGGAGAGACGAGAGCAGCACAGCCACGTTCATGCAGCCAGTTCCATGTTTTTTTATAGACATCCGCAGCAACCAGCTTCTTACCGTTCTTTTGCTTAGCAGATAACATCTTGGATGGTTTGGGCATCGGCTGACCTTCTAAATCGACAGTGCTGTCTGTAAAGTCGATGACAGTCAACTCACGTTTGCCCGGATTTCCCTCAGCAATTCTGTCAGCTAAGGGCTTTTTCTTGGCTCCAGCGCCGATACGAGCGCCGCCACGGTTTGTACCGTCCTTAGCCATTTTCTACACCTCCAGTTCAGGGGTCTATATACCCCGTTTGAAATTGCGACTTTGTGCGTGAGACCCCACGCCCGTTCCCCGGTGACTTCACCGTAGAGAAGTAGACCGCCCCTGCCGGTTGTGCCAGCGGTCGCCGTGTTCCGCATGAATCTTGGCATGGCAGGATTTGCAAAGAGCCATTAAGTTATCTCTATCGTGCGTACCGCCTTGGGAGAGAGGCTTTACATGGTGTATCTGCTCGGTTGGTGTGTAAACACCGTTCTCAAGGCACCTCTCACAAAGCGGGTGGGCAGCAGCATAGCTGTCACGGATACGTTTCCATGCACGTCCGTAGCGACGCTTAGCATTCGGATCTCGGTCATACTTCTCGTAGCGTTTGGCTTCCTTCTTTTCATGCTCCGGACAGAAGCGTCCGTCTGTCAGATTAGGGCAGCCGGGGTAGGAGCAGGGACGTTTTGGTTTCCTTGGCATCGTATTTCTCCTTCCGTTTGCGTATAAGAAAAGCCCTGTAGGACTTGTCCCACAAGGCTTTCTGCGATTCTCACTTTCGCTAGTATAATAATATCAGAAGAGCTTAGTGTCTTTCTATGTCATTTCATGTCCACCTTCATAGGAAGCCGGAACTTTTACTTCTTCCAGTGCCTTTCCATGAAGTTTGTGGATGTAACGCAGCTCATATCCCATATCAACAGCAATCTGCTCCCATGTGATAAAGCAGAGGTAGCGTTCCTCAAGCAAGGTCTGGTATTCAGTATTGCCGACTTGCTTGATAACTTCTACGATTTCCTTCTTCAGTGCCACCAGTTCCACGACATCTTTGCTGATTTCATCCTCTAATTCAATGATATCAAGAATGGCGGATTCCATGCGAGAGCCTTCACGGTTAGGACTCTTTGGCATATCAGAGTAGGACGGCGTGCAACGGGTAGCTAATTCATTTAAGGAATCTATCTGTAACAGTTTGCTTTTGATTCTATTATCTAAGTAGCGTGCTTGAGATAAGTATTCTTTTGCAGTCATTCATTTGTACCTCCGAAAAAATAGATTTCCCTCGGATTGGCACGGATTGTCGTAGTTTTCCTGTGATTGTCATAGGTTTGCTTTTACCGCATCGATAAGGGCATTCTGGGTCAGCTCCTTTTTGGAGAGAGCTTTTAAGATACGTTCATCAATAGTTCCTTTTGTGATGATGTGTTCTATCACTACGGTTCCGGAAGTCTGTCCCTGCCTCCAGAGACGGGCGTTGGTCTGCTGATATAATTCCAGTGACCATGTCAGCCCAAACCAGATGAGGGTGGAACCACCAGCCTGTAGGTTGAGTCCATGACCGGCAGAGGCCGGGTGGATGACTGCTACCGGTATCTTTCCGGCATTCCAGTCGGTGATGTCCTTACTGGATTTTATTTCTCTCACATCAAAGCGTTTCTTGATACGAGAGAGGTCGTGCTTGAACCAGTAAGCCACAAGGACCGGTTTTCCGTTTGTGGATTCGATGATATCCTCCAGAGCATCCAGCTTTCTGTCATGAAACTCAATGGTGTCACCGGTATCCGAATAAATAGCTCCGTTGGCAAGCTGGGATAGCTTTCCGGTGAGAGAAGCAGCATTGGCAGCAGTGATTTCTCCATCCGGGAGTTCCAATACTAAATCCTGCTTCAATTCTTCATATCGGGTCACTTCATCTTCGGATAAATGAACCTCGTATTCAGAGGAGATAAGTTCTGGCATTTTCAGGTGGTCTGTCGATTTCATGGAGATGGTGATATCAGAAATCTGGCTATAGATGCGTTCCTCTGCATAGGGCTGTGGCTTATAGGAATAGATAATCTGACCATTCCTCTTGTCCGGTACAAAGTAGTTGTTTCGGTATTCGGTAATGAAGCGTCCGAGGCGTTTTCCTAAATCCAGCAGTCGGAACTCAGCCCATAAATCCATCAGACCGTTGGAAGAGGGTGTTCCGGTCAGGCCGATGATACGCTTAACGCTAGGTCTTACCTTCAAGAGGGCCTTGAACCTCTTGGAATTATGATTCTTGAAGGATGAGAGCTCATCGATGACTACCATATCGTAGTCAAATGGAAAGCCACTGGACTCGATGAGCCATTGCAGGTTTTCTCTGTTGATGATGGTGATATCAGCACCAGCCATCAAAGCTGCTTTTCGCTCTTTTGGCGTTCCCACACAGACAGCGAAGGTCAGGTGATTCAGGTGCTGCCACTTTCTGATTTCTGCAGGCCATGTATCTCTGGCAACTCGAAGTGGGGCGACCACCAGAATGCGATGGGTCTCAAAGCTGTCGAACAGCAGGTCTGCGATGGCAGTCAGGGAGATGACCGTTTTTCCAAGCCCCATATCGAGCAGGACTGCTGCCACAGGGTGTGTCTCAATATAATCAATGGCATAGGCCTGATAATCATGAGGTGCGAAGTTCATCAATCATCCCTCCAATCTGCTCGATGCTATCAATTACATAGACACGAAAGCCCAAAGAGCGAAGGCGCCGGTGCCTTGCCTTTTGCAATGGGCGTGGGGATTCTCCCGGTGCTTTTAATTCTGCAAAGGCAAACTTCCCATCAGGTAATAAGATCAGGCGGTCGGGCATACCTGCGAAAGAAGGAGACACGAACTTCGGTGCGATACCACCAGCCTTTTTTACTGCGGTTGTCAATTTCTTTTCTATCGTTTTTTCTAACATACTTGTCCTCCATTAGGCCGTTAATTTGAAGATGTGCAAGGTGTATCAATGGTATTTTCCATACTTTTTCTTATTGATATTTTTATAGGCCTAAGAAAAGTTTTATATAACACATTGATACACCTTGTCATTTGTGGCCTTAATTCATAAAATCTTCGTCTGCACCAGTGTCTTCACGTAAGTGCAAACCTTTAAAGTAACGCTTTCTGTTCACCGTGATTCGCTCAAAGCCAGCCTTCTCCAGTGCAAAGTAGAAGTCAGCGGTACTGCGCACATACTCATTGCAATCCAGAGAATAGTTGCGGTAAGCCTGATAAAGAGAAGAGGAACTTTCTTTATAGGACGGATCGATTTCGCATTTATCTGCAAGGAAGTGACCAAACCAGTCGTTCTGACTGCGGTATTCATCGATAGCTTCCTGCACGCAATCCGGCACGGGAATCTGGTAATCAGACTCGATGACCTTTTTGGCACCTTCGATGACCCACGCCAAAATGCTACCGCCAGCGTTGTCGTAAAGGTACTCGCTATAATTCTTGATGTCGCTGCTGCCGGTAATCTTGGCGTTGAACGGGATGACGATAAGTCGTCTCCAGATGCCGTCATCGGATGCAGAAACACGAGGCAGATGGTTGGTGTAAAGCACCAGTGTGTGGCAGGGCTTAAAAGAGAACGGATCCTTGTATTTCTTCTCTGCAAAGACATCATCGGTGGAGCAGAGCTGCTTAACGGTGGAATCGTTCAGACGAGCACCTTCTTGCATTTCGGCTGCGATGAGGAGTCTTTTTCCTTTGACCTCAGCCATTTCCGGTTTAATGTTTCTGCGGCATCCGACAGTGAGCGTATCTGCAGAAATATTACCGGAGTAAAGCCCAAGCACTCTGGAAATAGCATTCCAGAAGGTGGATTTGCCATTACGTCCATCACCGTAGGCGATGATAAGTGCTTCTACGTAAACCTTACCGATGGCAGCCAGACCACAAATCATCTGAACGTAATCGATAAGTTCCTGATTGCTCTGGAAGATGAGATCAAGGCAGTCTAGCCAAATCTGCTGTCCTTTGTAATTCGGAGATACCGATGTGATTTTGGTAATGAAATCTTCCGGTAGGTGTTCTCTGGCACCGGCCATTCCTTTGCGCAGGTCGTAGGTTGCTTCCGGTGTACACATGGCGAAGCAGTCGGCATCAAGGTCGCGAGGTGAGATTTCCAGCATCGGTCGAGACTCCTTAAGTGTAGAAGTAATGTTCTTGGAGTCCCTTCGTTTTACAGCAAACTGCTGGTATGCCTTTGCTGCCAGAAATTCCTGATAGGCTTCCTGCTGGTCCTCGTTCATTAGCTGCTCTGCCTTATTTTTTGACATAGAATCAAGCAAGGACTGTGCACCGGAGTTTTTCAGCTTATCGAGTGCTTCGAGCATATTGTTACCAGCTTCCTTTAGTTGCCTTCTGGTAAGTTCGTGAGCCACTGCCTGTGCACCCGGTTCGGATTCCTGCCAGTAGTGGTCCGAGTATCGGATGAAGTGGGTGGCTGGAGAGTAGCGGAGCTCACCAGAAAAGTATTTTGCTAACACTTCAGCTTGTCCAACATCGGAAAAATCTCCGGGTTTGTAACAGGAAGGGTCGTTATATACTTCCGGTGCAATGTAGCCGTCCTGCTGGGAGAGTCTTGCATAAAAACGCTGGGCACTGTGCCAGATAGTAGCGAGCTCAGATGCTTCCAGTGGAGGTGTGCACTTTGTCGATTCCTCCATAAATGTCTGATATGCTTTGTCGCTATCTCCGTATTTCTTGATAACACGACCGGCAAAACGGGACATAGTGGCATTGCGGCTTCCTTCAGGGATAGAAGAACCATCGTATTGACCGTCCGGTAAATCCTCATCGAATAGGTCCTCATCCAAGAACTCAGTCAAATTCATACGTCCCGGATAAAGGGCAACATCTGCAGTGGCCGTTCCAAAAAAGAAACGTGCTGCATCCAGTGCCTGTGTATCAAAATACGGGAAGATGGAATTGACCAGCTTCTTCATATCGCTGTAAAGAGAGGAATCCGATACATATTCGATTGGAAACAGAACATGGAATTTTGGCCTTGCAGCCTTGCCGTTTTTCTCACGGTTATTGTAGCGGCTATAGTGGATCGTAAAGCTGACGCCAGGAAAGGCCTGCATGATATTATCAGGGGTGACCCAGTCATCCGGATTTTCAGAGTGGTCGTTATCGCAATCCACAGGAAGGCAGTCGCTGCCAATGAAATTATCGCCATTGCGGTAACTGTTTTTATATTCGGCACAGACATAATCATGGCAGATAGCAGCTTTCAAGCTGTCCTCATCTAAGATGACATGTTTGTGCGGATAGGAGCAGTTGCCAGGATTACCGGTAACGTCTGCAGAATAAATGGTGAACATTAGTCATATACCTCCTTGGATTCATCTTCCAGAACCTTGGTGATAAATTTCAAAGCACGGATCATGGTCTCCAGTTCGCAATCACCACCGAGGCAGACCTCAAAACCGTTACTGCCACAGCGAGTGGTATAGCTATGGATTTCCATGTCTGTGCAGGCTGCATCTTGAATACGAAAATAGGTGCGGCCACCGTGACCTGTATCACCGCCACAATAGCCTGTGGTTCCAGCCTCGACCTCTAAGACATTGCAGCTGATGACGTCTCTGCTGTATGTTGTGATTTCGGTTCCATCTTTTAATATCCTTGAATTTTCTTTTACTTCGTACATGTGTTAAACCTCCTCAAGATTTTCAGTGAAATAGCGCAGGCGGTAATTTTTCCACTTGGCTCGTTTGATTTCTGCGTCCATGCCAGGAGATATATGACTTCCAAATACCCAAACTTCAGAACATTTGCTCATGATGGCATTTCCAAAGAAAAGGCCAAGTTCACGTTCTTTCGGGTCGCTGTCGTTCAAAAACTGTGGAAACAGCAGGTGTGGTGCAATGGGGATATATCCTTGCTCCACTGCAAAGCGGCTGTAGGCTCTGGCAGCAGTTACGTTCTTTTCGATGTCTCCGGCAAAGGGAGAGCAGATATACACGATTGGTCTGAAAGCACGTAGTGCACTGGTTTCGTTTTCGATAGAAGAAAGAGCACCGAAAGCAGTAGGGTCAGGATAGTCTTCATTGTTGTATTTGCTGATTGACATGTCAGGTTCCTCCTTTCCGGATGGACATGGAAAAAGGACGCCCATCGCTAATATCCATTGGAGATGAACGTCCCATTTTGACGAAAAACAGAAATGAAATTTTCTATCTCCACTATTAAATGGAGATGAGTTTGCGGTTTGGCCGAAAAAATCTAATCTTTTTTATAAAAAGGTGTCGTATATCCATCGGCTCTTAAAAGCAGTCCCTTGGCCCAAGGTGGTGTGCGGCCCATTTGCTCACAAACTGCATCCAATGACATACTGGGATCCGCTTCGATGACAACTTCATCGTGAATATGCATGACGATAGAACAGCAGCGGAGTGTCTGCATAGCATAGCAGAGAATATCACGAGCAGTTGCCTGTACGATGTTCTCAACAAATTTCGGACCGTAGGAATCGAGACGTTCCCACTTCTTTGTGCCGCCGATGCCTTCATAGGTGATACATTGGCCACCGAATTTATTGGTTCCAATCTTCGGTTTTACATACGCCAATTTTCTCCCTGATGGGAGAGTAATAAAGAGCATGCCACTTCTGCAGGAGAAGGTCAGTCCATATTCCGAAGTAGTGTGCTTGAACTTTACGGCTTCCATGACAGCATGATCAACATCCCACCAGAATTTCACGATGTTTGGATTAGATTGTCTCCATGCATCTACCAGCGGATGGAGATCTTCTTCGGTGAGTCCCATATCCAGAGCGCCCATCGCTTTCAAGGCTCCGACTGAACCTCCATAGCCAAGGGCAAGTTCTGCAATCTTGCCTTTTTGACGGAGGTGGCCATTGATACCGTGTTTTTCAACAGGAACTTTGAACATCTGCGATGCAGAGGCGCAGTAGATGTCGCCGCCTTTGGTAAAGACATCTTGACGCCATTTTTCACCGGCAAACCATGCAATGACACGGGCCTCAATAGCAGAAAAGTCAGCCACAAGAAATTGTGCACCTTCTCTGGGAATAAAAGCAGTACGAATGAGCTGGGAAAGGGTATCTGGCACATCTTCGTAGAGAAGTTCCACAGCTTCAAAGTTGCCGGAGCGTACCAAAGAGCGAGCCTCTGCAAGGTCTGAAAGATGATTTTGCGGGAGGTTCTGCAGCTGAATATTACGACCAGAGAATCTGCCGGTTCGATTGGCACCATAAAACTGGAACATGCCACGGGCACGACCATCTGCGCACACAGTCTTTTCCATTGCCTGATATTTACGGACGGAGGATTTGGCCAGCTGCTGCCTTAAAGTAAGAACTTGCGAGAGCTTCGGAGAAGCAGATTTTAAGAGTTCTGCAACAGCTTTCTTGCCGAGGGTATCTGTCTGCAATCCATTATCTGAAAGCCATGCTTTCATTTGTTGGACGGAATTTGGATTTTCTAGCTGTGTGATTTCCTTCATGGTATCGGTCAGTTGCGTTCTGGAGCGAGTATCCATTTCAATGGCAGCAGCAACAAGTTCCATATCTAAGCGTACACCACGGTCATTGATTTCTTGGTCTTGATGGTATTCATCCCAGACCTGAGCCGGAACGGGAAATTTTGCGAGCCTCTGCTGGATGCCCATTTCAGTCTCCACATCTCGGACATTATATTTTTTGAACATGGCCCATTTATCAGGAGCATGGAAGGGACGATTTCTTGTACGCTGCCCATTGGTCTTCGTGGGAGCACAGGGCTGGCAAAAATATTTGATGAGATCTTTTCCTTCTGAGAGCTTTTGTTTTTCCAAACCGAGAACAGCACCGACACCCTCCAAGGAGAGTGGGAGTCCCATTGTAGCTGCCCAAATCATAGAGCAGCGCCAGCTTTCAGGTTCCAGATATTCTCCGGTCGGGTATCCTAAGAAACGAGAAAGGCAGATGCGTTCAAAAGCTGCATTGAATGCCCACTTGATGACAGATTCATCCTCCAGGGCAAGAAGAACTTCTTTTGGAATCTGTTCTCCGCAGGCAAGGTCAATCACCCGAACGGGCTGGTTGTCTACGCTATAGGCAAAGAGTAAGATTTCAAAATTTGGAGACTCCACATAGCGATAGACGCCTGTTTTCTGAAGAGGCACATCACTGTAGGTCTCAATATCAATGCTAAGTGTTTTCATGAGATTGTCCTTTCTATAAAACAGGCAGCAGAGAAATCCCTGCCGCTTGCCGTGTTACTGTTTATCTTTATTGGATTTATATTTATTGATGTCACGGCGGATATGGTATACCGCATAGCGGATAAGATAGAGAATGATTTTTCCTACGTTATAAATGATGAAGCCATATACCGCTACAAAAAAGGTGTATGCGATGACGTTAGCAATAAATAGATTTAAGATTTCTGCAAATTCATTCATAGATTGTCTCCTTTTGTCGAAAGATGTGCTGGCGGAAGTAAGACCACCGCCAGCAGGTTGATAGATTACTTAAAGTCTTTCATGCGTTTTTCATGATATTCGAGATCACGCTTGTCCTTTTCCTGTTCACGCTTTTCGCGTTTGTGATCATTGATGATACTCTGAATCATAGAGATTGCAGTAGTAAGGCCAACACATGCGAAACAGCCGATACAGATGTTTACAAGGATTGTACTAATCATAATTGTCTCCATAGTTTGTTACCTCCGTTAGTCAAGAAAATCATCGTTGTCATCAGTTGCAAAGTCAGATTCAGCAGAAGCCTTACCACCAAGAGGCTCACCATCACGAATCTTCTGCAGATTGTTAAGACCGCAGGCGATGCCCTTATTACCAGAGCTGTTGAAAGCGTAGAAGCTGATGCTGGCACGACCGTAGACTCCGGAGTAAACTTCAGAGCGAGTGAGGATAGGATTGCGGTCTGCATCTACGATGCCCGGAGCAGAGGTCGCATTGGCATTTACAAAGTAGCTGCCAGCGTAAGCAGGGTCATCCGGTCTTTCAAGATCTCCGTCACGAAGAGGAGTCTTAAGTACGGAAAGAGCTGGTACAGACTTGCCGTTGCCCTTGAGCTTTGCTTCCCCTTCACGGTATGCAGCCTCGATAGCAGCTTCAATCTTTGCGACAGTCTTGGTGTCAGATTTTGGGATGATCAGGCTGACACTGTACTTCGGAGTGCCACCGTTGATGGATTTCGGTTCCCAGACGTTGGCGTAGCTCCAGCGTGTGTTAGGACCAGTGATAACCTTCATGGGATTTGTCATTTTTGCATTTTTACTCATTGTCATATTCCTCCATAAAATCATTTTTTGCTGTGTTCATTGCCGGGCGTTTATCACTCTCCGGCACAAGAATAGGTTTGCCTTGTGGCTTTTCGATATAGGCTGCAAGAAGTTCTTCGAAGCGAGACTTACCGAGCAGCTTTTGCATGGCCGTGATACCAAGCAACTTCTTTTCGTAAGGGTCAAAACCAGCAGCTTTGACAGCTTTCGATACAGCGTCTTCACTGGTGTATCTGCGGTTGGAACGACCCTCGACCAGCTTCCAGCCGGTCCATTCTTTACCGCTGATTGCTTGCTGGAGTGCATACTCTTTGATGTCACCTGCCCAAGCGACCAGTTCGTCGACACGGGAGAGGATGACTTCGATTTCCGAATCCTCCAACAGTGGCGTCAGCTTGAAATCGTGCTGTGCGAGTAGAAGATTGGCTTCCGCTCTGGCTCGGCATTCATGCTTTGCCTTACAGAATCCGCACCATTCACCACACAGGAAACTTCCATCACCGGCAAAGGCAAGGTCTGCGGTAGGCTTCAGAACTTCATCAGCCCATTGATACAGGTCATCCTTGCTGACTTCGCAGGTAGAAATGTTCTGACGTCTGGGCTGATAGATGGTCATGCTGACCGTATCGATGTCGTAAATATCATCAAAGAGTTCCAGTGCGCCAAGGGCGTAGCACTTCATCTGCGGATTGTCCTCAGCGGATACGAGAATTCCAAGACCGTGCTTGTAGTCAATTACGTGCATGGTACCGTCGCTGATGAGAATGGCATCAGATGTTCCGAAGCCTTGTTCTACCCAACGTGAGAAGTCCACTCGCTGTTCAATCAGAACAACAGGGTCGGAGCAGGTCTGCTTGGCCTCTTCCAAAAGCTCCATGATAAAGCAGGCATACCCGGTAGCACAATCTTCCATTTCGGTGTTGTACCAGTCGAGACTTTTTGTTGGATCAGTAGCTTTCATGCCAAGTGCTTTGCGGAGCTTGTACTCACAAAGAGAGTGGGCATCGGTGCCTTCTGCAGCATAATCACTACCTTTATCCTCGTAGGTTTCGCAGAGCCTTGCTGATGGTGGGCAGTGGAGCCAGCGGTCAGAAGAGGATGCGGAGAGGATTGCATGTCCTTTAGGTGGCATATTAGAGCACCTCCGCTTCCCTGAGCAGGGCTTCATAATATTTCGGGTCTACGAGTGACAACTTGCTTGCACCGTACTTTTTAAGAAGTTCTCGAATTTCAGCTGTGTGTCCGGCACGAGATTTATCAGCCAGAACAGCTCGAACATCCTCAAGAGTCAATGCAGGTTTTGTTTTCTTTTCTGGTCTAGCAGCAATATTTTCAGCTTGCTGCTTATCATCAGATGAAAACTGCTGTGCGAGCCAGTTTGCTGCATCGTTAATAGCAGTGGCAGCATTTCTCAGTTCTTCGATGGTCATAGCCATATCGTTCATTTTTGACATTTACTGTTTCTCCTTCCTCGGATTGTCTGTGTGCGGCGATGATTCTGAGATTCTTCGCCATTCTTGCGGATACTTGACTGATTGCAGTGAGAGTTGCAATCATTTCTGCGTCAGTGCCGCTTTTGTTGTGAAAAGTCTTACTCACGATGTTCACCTCGCTTTCTGTAGGTCGCTTTGTTTCGCCTTACACTACTCAATGGAGGTGAGATGGCCGTTTGGCCGAAAAATATAAGAAATTTTTTTGAAAAGAAAAATCGTCCCCTGAAAAATCAGAGGACGACCATTCATATTAGATGTAGTCCTTAAGCTCGGAGCGGAGCTTCTGGAACAGCTTGTCCCTTCGATACACGAATGTATTACGAGAGAGGCCCATTTCCTTGCCGCAGTCACGTTCCGATTTTCCTTCCATAATAAGCTGACAGATAAGACGACCTTCCGGGTCCAGCTCATTCAGCTTTGCATAGAGAGCACGAAGAAGTTCTGCATCCTCTAATATTTCAGCGATAGCTGCAGACTCATCTGGCATATCATCAAGCCAGCTCTTTTCGTTTCCGTCACCGTCACTAATGGTGTTGTCGAGAGAAAGCTGATCGCCAGCCTTAGCATAAGGACAGGTTAAACAATCCATGTCACATAAGTAGCGTTTGCTTGCAGGGCAGACACAACGGCCATGCTCTTGCTGACGCTTGCGATAGGCGTTGATGTCACGGTAGTAGTTCGTGTAGAACTCCTTGTTGACATCCACCCAGCTTTTAGATTCTTTGACGTAGATACGATGCTGTTTGCTCTGATTGTCTTTGTTTGCCATAACATTTACCTCCTGTGATTGGCATAGATTTGTGACCAGTCACAGGTGGAAACAGAGATTTCAGGCATATTTCGCTGTAGAGTTTATTGTTCGTTCATACTCGCTACATTGAAAATAATGTCGAAAAGTGTTATAATGATTTAGTAGGGTTTGTTGGGGGTTGCTCTGGTTTATATTCATCAGATTCGACGGCCGACAAACATCAAAAAATCCCTGTGGCTTTTCACAGGGCTAGAAAATAGTAAGTTGAGTAGGCCTGCCATTCACAGTTGAGTAAGTTGAGTAGGTAAATTTGGTTAGAGGGACAATCAATGACAAAAAATGAAAATTTAAGACTGTGTGGCGGTACGTTTTTCACCTTACTTTTAGAGGCTAGAAAGCAACTGCTGGGTGCAAATGAACACTACGCAGGAAAAAAAGATGGATTAACTGAATATGAAACTTTGATTGGTTTGGCCAGAGTGATACGTTCTGATTTAGCGACACCAATGCCGACTGAAATTAAAACAATTCAGGGTAACGCTTCAGAATATAAGAAATGCAAGAATGCAGGCGGAGGCTACTTCCCGTTCGGTGATAAAACGGCATTGAGAGTTTTTGACGAAAGAGTGAAGAACGAGTATGTGGATACATTGAGAAAAATGTGCCGCTTTGTGGAGGACTTCATTGATGCTGGAGGAGATATAAAAAAAGACGAGTTGCTCGTGAAAGCACTCGTCGAATTAATATCGTTGGATAATTGCATTGATGATAGCCAATCGTTCTATATCAAAGAAGATGGAACAACAGCGCAGAAAAAAGAACTCATAAATATGAAAGAAATTCCTTTGCAGTCATTTCTATTAGGTGTATTTCATTATTCGGTATGTAGTGTTGATAATGTAGTTGGGGCTGAAACATTCGATTCCTGGTGTCCGTCTGCCGGTGGAGCAAAAAGGACTTACAAAGGAGATATTGGTGCCGATTGGCCAGTAGATATCAAACTCAGATACATTCAGCTTGAAGATTGTGACACAGCTGAGAATGATGCTAATGGCTCACCAGAAGATGTCATAGTTGAAGCGGACTGTGAAGATCCTTATCAGAACAAAGAAAAATCTAAACAGCAAATGGTTTTTAATTTCAACGTAACTGGAAATAACAATAGCTTCATTCAGCATGTCGATAGCATTACGAACAATTATTATGGAGGGCAGAAAAAAGATGGAGAATAAATTACAGCCATCACAACCGGGAGCTTTGCAAACGCAAACACCGAATACGACATTTAATTTGCCCGGTAACAATAATACATTGGTAGCTCATACAGACGCTGTGAACAATACCTATAGCGTAATGATGGTGGGTGGGGCACCACCCATGCCGGGAAGCCCTAACGCAGTGCACACCATTACATTAAATACAGATTTCTATCACCTTCTGGTTGTTGGAGATGATGAATTAAATCCTCAGTACTGTCATTGCCTTGTTCGAAAGGACAGAGCAATAACGGAAAGTACCTCAAAAGAACTGAAAGCAGCTTATGCGGCTTTGTCAGAAGATGCAATATCGGTGTTGAAAACCTATCCGGCAATTATTGCGACTGAGAACCACGCTTATGGAAAAACAGATGAAGACCACTATGCTGCGTATGGGTTGATTGTTGATGTAAAGATTCAGGACAATGGCATTAAAGTATATTATCAAATACTTAACTGGATACCACAGCAGAAAATAAATGAACTTCGGTTTGAGCTCGGAATCGAAGGCTGCAGTGGAACGAATGAATTGAATCGTATGCACTGGGCAATAAAAAAGATAAATGCAGTAGAGGTATTAAGAGAAGCTGGGATACCAGTCTTTTCTTTATAGATATGTAACCACTCATCGGGAATCGAACATGGAGGAATAATATGAGTGCAGAATATGAAAACATGCAAGTTGAAAAATGGGTAAACCTTGAAGATGTAGCAGAACATCTAAGTTTGAGTCAGGATACAGTCCGTACTTGGATAAAAGAAGGAAAATTACCTGTATATAAAGCTGGAAAACGATATAAATTCAAAATCTCTGAAGTTGATGAATGGGTCAGAGAAGGAAAAATTAAAGAATAGAAACAGGAGGTAGATTTGCATATGAACCCTAAAATGAAATCAGCAATAGAAAAAATAACGTTAAATGATGCCACATTCTCTAATGAGGTTATAGAACCGACGTATGTAAATTTCTTCTATGGGAAGAATGGTGCAGGCAAATCTACCATTGCACGAACATTCAAGACAAATGATGAGCATTTACAGTGGCAAGATGGACGAGTATCAACAGATTATGATGTTCTTGTGTATGACACAGATTTTATAAATGCTAACCTGCGTAACTATGGAAATCTTGCTGGTGTATTCACTGTAAATGAAACTAATATTGCTATTCAGGAGCAGGTCGATACACTCAATGCAGAACGCAAAAAAATGGGTGAGGAATACAACGGACATAAGGCCACAATAGACCAGAAAGTAGCAGATAAGAGTGCAGCCTTATCAACATTCCAATCAAATTGCTGGAGTAAGAGTGCAGAAGACAGAACGTTATTTGATGAAGCCATCAAGGGTAAAAAGAAGGCGGCATTATTTGCTCAAGAGATTTTAGCGATTACACCGGTCGCTCATAACTTTGATGAATTAAAAGCTCTATACGGTACCGTTTTTTCAGGAGATGCACAGCAGTACAATATGCTGTCAAAGGCAGGCAAAGTTACCTATGCATCTTTGCCTGGATATGAATTGATGGGTAAACCAATCTCCAGCAGTAGTGATACGGATTTTGCAAAATTTATTAAAGCATTAAAAGCTACTGATTGGGTGCGAAGTGGTCATACTCATTTTGCTGGACAGACAGATGGAAAATGTCCATATTGCCAGCAGAAACTTCCATCAAATTTCGATAAAGAAATAGCTGCGTGCTTCGATGCGCAGTATCAGGATGATATCTCTGCGATTAATGCTTTTCAAAGAACATATGAATCAGAGATGAATTCTGTTGTAGCAACGCTGGAAAGTAATGTATCTGCTGCTATGCCGGGATTGGACTTGTCAGAATATGAGGTCAAGGTACAATTTCTCATAGATGCTATTACTATAAATAAACAGAGAATTGCAGCTAAGATTAAGGAGCCGACATCTATTGCTTCGCTGGAAGATACTGATAGTTTGCTGATTGAGATAGGTACACTGATTGATGATTTTAATAAGAAAATCAAGGAAAACAACGAGATAGTCAGTGACCTCAAAACAAAGAAAGTTTTGTGCAAAAAACAGGTGTGGGAGTATCTAGCAGAACTCTTGAAAGCTGATGTAGCTGCGTACAACAAAGCGCTGACTGATTTGGATACTGAAATAAAAGCATTGAAAGATAAAATGGAGCAGTTAAAAAAGGACGCTACTGCTAAGAAGAAAGAGGCCAATGAACTAAACAAACAGATTGTGAATACTGAGGCCACTATCGATAGCATCAATGTTCTGCTTGATAATTCTGGTTTTGAAGGTTTCCATCTTCGTGCAAAGGACGGAGTAGCAAATACATATGAGGTTATTCGGCCAGATGGAACTGTTGCAGAAAAACTGAGCGAAGGTGAAAGAAACTTTATTGCATTCTTGTATTATTATCACCTTGTGAAAGGAAGCCTTAGCAGCGAAGCTGTAAAAGATAAAATTGTTGTTATTGATGACCCAGTATCCAGTATGGATAGTGGAGCATTGTTCATCGTCAGTGCTCTGGTCAGAGAGATGATTGAGGTTTGTTACAACAATACGGACTATCGAAGCCATAAAGTCGACGGCGACTATATTAAGCAGATTTTCATTCTGACTCACAATGTTTATTTCCATAAGGAGATTACGCATCACCAAGCAAAGAGATATCACAGCGTTTCGTTCTATATGATTCGTAAGGTAGAAAATATTTCTTCAGTTAAACTTTGTGTGCGTCAGAGTCAGAGAGTACCTACCGAGCAAGAGAACTATAATCCAATTCAAAACTCGTATGCTGCTCTGTGGGATGAATATAAGGAACTGAAAACAGCAAATACGGTGAAGAATGTAATCCGACATATTCTTGAATACTACTTTATTCAGATATGTGGCTACGAAGGAAACGACCTTCACAAGATTGTTCTAGAACAGAATAAGCCGTTGTTTGTGGCTGAAGTTGAAGGACAGAAGCCGAATTATGACCGATACAACCTTGCTTCAAGTATGCTCACATACATGAATGATGGCCCAGCCGTTATCAGTGATGGCTTCAACTATATTGATGATGGCAGCGATGTGGAACAGTGCAAAAAGGTGTTTGAGCTGATATTCACAGCTATGCATCAGGAACAGCACTATAAAATGATGATGGGAATCGAGGACTAAGTCCTGATTATTGGATATCTAAAAATATAAAATTAACATTGACTAGGAAGCTCTTAGTCTGAATGGAGGAAAATATAATGGCACAAAAGCAGATAATCGATGCAATGTGGGATGATTCCCCTATCGATGTATCAACAGAGGTCAATTTTATCTGGTCCATCGCAAATAAACTGCGTGGTACATACCAGAGTGATAAATACAAGGATGTAATCATTCCAATGGTTATCATCAGACGTTTTGAGTGCGCACTGGAACCGACCAAGGACAAGGTGGTAGCACAGTTCAAAGCAAATCCGAACTATCCGGCAAAGGCGATGTATCGTATTTCTGGTTTTCAGTTCTACAATACCAGTGAGTTTACACTGGCGGAGCTGATTAACGATGCAGATAATTTAGCAGCCAACTTCAAGGCGTATCTGCAGAGTTTTTCACCAAATGTGCAGGAGATTATTGTATCTGCTGAGAAAGGCCTCGACTTTTATAAGCAGATTGACAAGATGGATAAAAATGACCGCCTGCTCAGTGTTGTTAAGGCATTCTCCGAGCTTGACTTGAATCCTCGTACTATCGATAACGTAAAAATGGGATACATTTTCGAGGACCTCATCCGTAGATTCTCTGAAAATGCTGAGGCTGGTGACCACTATACTGGCCGTGACATTATAAAGTTGATGGTAAACATTCTCTTGGCTGAAGGCTGCGATGATATTTTCGATGACGGAAAAGTTATTACAGTTTTGGACCAAGCATGCGGAACTGGAGGTATGCTTTCCACGGGATACAATTTCATCAAGCGTTATAATCCAACAGCAGATGTGCGTCTTTTTGGTCAGGAAATCAATCCGGAATCTTATGCTATCTGTCTTGCAGAGATGCTTATCAAAGGACAGAATGCAGAAAATATCTGCTATCAGGATACTATGAAGAAAGACCGCTTCGAAGGAACAAAGATGCGTTTCGTGATTGAAAATCCGCCATTTGGAACACCTTGGGGTGGAAAAGATGCGGCTGAAGGTGTAGAAAAGGCTGTTAATGATGAATATGCAAAGGGCTTTGATGGTCGTTGGGGCGCAGGAGTTCCGGGAACGAGTGACATGCAGATGTTGTTCCTTCAATCTGCTATCGATAAGATGGATGACAATTTTGGTAGAGCGGCAGTGATTGAAAATGGCAGCCCGTTATTTAATGGAGGTACAGCATCAGGTGAAAGCCAAATTCGTCGTTGGATATTAGAAAATGACCTTGTTGAAGCTATAATTGCCCTTCCTACTGAACTTTTCTATAATACCGAGATTGCAACTTATATTTGGGTTATGTCAAAGAATAAGCGCCCAGAACGAAAAGGCAAAATTCAGCTAATCGATGCTTCTGGAATCTATCATAAACTGAGAAAAGCATTAGGAAAAAAGAAGAATGAAATTACACCAGATGATAGGTCGGCAATCACTAAGCTGTATGCTGATTTTAAGGAATGTGAGGACAGTCGCATATTTAAAAATGAGGACTTTATTTACAAAGAATATGCCATTATGCAGCCTCTTCAAAGAAGTTATGCTATCACAGAAGAGAGAATCCAGTATATGCTTCAATCTGGTTCATTGAGCTCATTATATGATGAAGGAAAGGCAAATGAGTTACAAGACGCAGAAGAGCTTACTGGAAAAGAAAAAAAGAAATTAGATGACTATTTGAAAAATCAACCGATTTATGAATCTATCATAGAAATATTAAAATCGGCAATGTCCGAAGAGAAGTATCTTTCTGAAAAGGAGTTTATTCCGGTATTGACGAAACTATTGTCGGGGGTAGTGTCTGATAAAAAATTGATTGCCAAAATTGCAAATGGATTATCTGAAATGGATAAATCAGCAGAAATTCAGAAGGATCGCAAAGGAAATATTCTGTATGATAAAGACACAAAAGATACAGAAATTATCCCATTTGAGGAAGATATAGATGATTATATGGAAAGAGAAGTTCTTCCATATGTTCCTGATGCAAAAGCATTCTGGGAGGAAAATTTAGGGGCAAAGAAACCTGTTATCAAAACAGGAGCTGAAATTCCTTTCACCAGAACTTTTTATAAATATCAAGCACCGAAAGCTAGTGAGGAACTTAAAAATAGATTCGTAGAATTAGAATCTATAGTTTCTCAAAGTATTACAAAACTGTTTGGATAAGGAGGGGTAATCATC